ACGTCGTCGACGCCCAGCAGACCACAGGCTGTCATAGGAGTCGGAAGGTCCGCCACCACCATTCCGCCGCCCGCGTGTGTCCGTGCTCGACCAGGCTGCAGCCGACCCGGTCGAGGGGGCGTTCGAGACGGAGCCGGACGCGGGCGCGGAGCGGGAGCACAGGCCAGATCACGCGGGGCTCAGACATCGGGCTGCTCCTGACGGTCGGTCGCTTGGGTCGCTGTCGTGCCGGCCGCGGGTTCTGGGGCGTCACGGTCGAGGAGGGCGGGCTGGTAGAGGGCAGCCCTCCAGCGGGCGACGGTGGCTTCCCTGATCCACCCGGTTTGGAGGCAGGGTTCGCCGGGGTGGCCTTTGTGGGTGAAGTGGCGGAGGACTTCGTCGAGGACGCCGGCGAGTTGCTGGGCGCGGTCGCGTTGCTGTTCCCAGTCCTCTGTGGTGGGTGCTGCGTCGCCGCGTCCGCAGTGCGGGCAGTAGCCGCGGGCCACCGCGCGGAGGGCGGCGAGTTCGGCGTACAGCTGGTCGAGCTGGTTGTCGGTGATCGTGGACGCCGTCGGGCGGCCGGTCATGGCTGGCTCCTGGTGGTGTGGGTGCGGGCTTTGGCGTGCGGGCTCACCGGGGGCCGCCGCTGATGTACCGGTAGCCGGTGCTGGTGGGTCGGAAGCGGTCGAGGCGGATCCGGCTCGGGCGCATGTCGGGCAGGTCGACGGCGATGTCCTCGGCGGTGTTGTAGGCGATCTGTCGGACGGTCGCGCGGCTGGCGTCGATGTCGATGATGCGCAGGTAACGGTGGTCGCTGCGAGGGTCGTTGTCCTGCCAGATCTGGCCGACGGCGGGGGCGGGGGTTTCGGTGTCCGGCATTTATGCCTCTTCTCGGGTCAGGGGATGGCCGTGTGCGGCCTGTTGGGGTGGTTCCGGGGTGAGCGTCGCGGGAGGGGGGTTCAACGCCTCAGGGAGTTAACCGGTGGGTAACTTCTCGCGGCGGCCGGGCGGGCGCAGCGGTGACGGCCTCACCCGCCCCCCACAACACGATCACTGCGGGCCGCCGCTCGTCCGCCGGAACGTCAGCGCGGGACTGCGGGGCGGCGGCGGGTCGTTGCGGTGCTTCCACGCGTGCCAGCCCTGCACGGGGTGGGCTAGCAACCAGCCGATGTTCTCGGCGGACAGGAGCACGAACACGGCGGCGTAGCGGAGCCCGGTGGGCTTGCTGCCGTACTTCTGCCAGTTCGCCCAGTCGAGGGCGCGGTGCACAGGCCTCCAGCGGCCGAGCAGGTACCCGGCCGCGAGGGCGGCGACGATGGCGAGCCAGATCACGCCTGCTCCTCCTGCTGCTGCGCCCCGCCAACGGCAGGCCGGTCGGGGTCGGTCATGCAGCGGAGTTCGGCGATCGCCCAGTCGACGCCCTCGGAGAAGTCCTCGCTCCGGTCGGGGTTGCGCTTCTCCAGCAGGTCGGCGGCGCGGAGGCGTTCGGCCCGCAGCGTCTCGGGCTGGGTGTTGTCGGCCACCCGACCCGCAGCGGCCTCGTCGGCTGCGCGGCGCAGCTCGGCTGTCAGGGCGCTGCGGATGCCGCCCTCGACACCGCTGAGGTGCAGCGCATCGAGGTGGTCGGCGGCGGCGCGCCACTCGGCCGCCCGGTCGACAGGCGCGGGCAGCGCAGGCATCACGGCGTCGGTCAGGGCGCGGCAGTCGTGCCCGTGCTCGTCGTGCGTGCAGCCCGGCAACCTGGCGTGGAGCGCCTCGGCAACCGCGTCCCGGAGTGCCGTCTGGCTGGTGGCGGGCGCCTGCCCGACAGACGACACGGCGCGGACATCGGCGAGGTGCTGCCACATCCAGCTCTCCACCTGAGCGAGCTGCTCGCCGATCAGGTGGAGAGTGGTCACGTGGTCGCGCACGGTCTTCTCGGGGGACTCGGGTGTCTGGTCGGTGGTCATGGGGGTCCTTTCGGAGCCGGCCGCACCAAACGGCCGGCAGGGTGTGTGGGATGGTGGTGCCGGCCGCCCTCCTGATAGCTGCAGGAGGGCGGCCGTCGTGCGGTCACGGGGCAGGAACGGCGGGGAAGTCGAGGACGCCTTGCGCGAACCGGTCCTTGGCGAGGTCGTGGTAGGCCGGGTTCAGATCGATCCCGACGTACTTCCGGCCCAACTGGCGGGACGCATCGCCGGTGGTGCCAGAACCCGAGAAGGTGTCGAGGACGGTTCCGCCCGGACGGCAGCCAGCCTTGATGCAGCGCAGCGGAAGCTCGATGGGGAACGTCGCGAAGTGAGCCTGCGGGTTCGGGGTCTGCGAGATGGTCCACACCGTGCGGGCGTTACGGCCACCCCTCCCGGGCCGGGAGTGGATACCAACCGAGTTCACGTTCCCGGGCTGCCCAGTGGCGGCCGCACGGACGGTGTGGGCCTCGTACTGGCGGGCGTAGCGCTGGTTGTGGACGTCCTGCGCGGCGCTGGTGGACTCTTCACGGATCGCGTCGGCGTCGTACCAGTAGCGCGGCTGCTTGGTGAACAGGAACACCTGCTCGTGCGCGCGGGTCGGCCGGTCCTTCACCGCTTCGGGCATCAGGTTCCGCTTCGCCCAGATGACCTCTGCGCGCAGGATCCAGCCGTCGTTCTGCAAGGCGAACGCGACGCGCCACGGTATGCCGAGCAGGTTCTTCGGCGGGACTGCGCGTGTGCCGGGGCGGGCTTCTGCGGTAAACGTGCGTCCTTCCCGCTGTCCTTTGCCCTGTCGTCCGGCCGAGCCGGGCGGGTAGGCGTAGCTGTCGCCGATGTTCAGCCAGAGGGTGCCGTCGTCGGCGAGCACGCGCCGGGCCTCCGCGAAGACGGTGCGCATCGTCTCGACGTAGGCGGCGGGCGTGGACTCCAGCCCGTACTGCCCTTCGGTGCCGTAGTCGCGGAGTCCGTAGTAGGGCGGGCTGGTGACGATGCAGTCCACGGATCCGGCCGGCAGAGTGCGCAGGGTCTGGAGTGCGTCGCCGAGAAGCAGGGTCACCTGGTCGTCGCGGTAGTACTCGGCGGGTGTGGTCATGTCGGCTCCTGTCGGGTTCGCGGGGTGGTGATCACAGTGGTGGCGGGGTGGTGGGGGTGGTTGCGATGGGCGTCACGGTGTCCCGGGAATCAGGCGGTGCGGGGTGGTTGGGTGGCGAGGCGGATGTGGAGCTGAGCAACGAGGTCTTCGAGGCCGACCGGGTCATCGGGTGGCATCGGGGGTTGGGGGCCGGCTTGGACGCTCCAGGCGCAGGTCCAGGTGTGGCCGCAGGCGGGGCAGCGGTAGGCGGCTATGAGGCCGCCGTCTCCGTCGGGGACCGCGAGGGCGGGGCGAACGACGGTGCGCGTGATGGCGAGGCAGTTCTCGCAGGTGTCGAGGTAGGCCACGGTGGTTCTCCTCCCGGATCAGGTCTGCGCCATGTCGACGAAGCGGGCGTAGTGCCCTTGGAACGCGACGGTGATCGTCGAGGTGGGCCCGTTGCGGTGCTTGGCAACGATGAGGTCGGCTTCGCCGGCGCGGGGGGATTCCTTCTCGTAGGCGTCTTCGCGGTGGAGGAGGATGACGATGTCGGCGTCCTGTTCGAGGGAGCCGGACTCCCGAAGGTCGGCAACCTGGGGCTTTTTGTCCTGCCGCTGCTCGGGGCCACGGTTGAGCTGGGACAGGGCGATCACGGGGACTTGCAGATCCATGGCCAGCGTCTTGAGACCGCGGCTGATCCTCGAGACTTCCTGCTGCCGGTTGTCGCCCCGGCCGACGGTTTCGCCGCTCATGAGTTGCAGGTAGTCGATGACGATGAGGCCGAGGCCGTGCTGGCGCTGTACGCGGCGGCAGTGGGATCGGATCTTGGCGAGGGTGATGCCGGTGTCGGCGACGATGAACAGCGGGGAGGACTGCATGTCCTTGCTGGCGTTGATCAGGTCGGCGATTTTGCCGTCGTCGAGTGGGCCTTTGGTCTTCATCCAGTGCAGGGGGTAGCTGGCCTGTGCGGCGAGGAACCGCTTTTCGAGTTCCTTGCGGCCCATTTCGAGGCTGAAGAACACGGTGGGGATGTCGTTGCGGATGGCGGTGGTGCGGGCGATGTCGCCGGCGAGGACTGATTTACCCATGGCGGGGCGGGCGGCGATGAGGATGAACTGGCCGGGGAGGAGGCCGCCGGTGAGGGCGTCGAAGTCGAGGAACCCGGTGAGGAGGCCGAGCTTGGGCCCGTTTTCGCGGATGTCGACGACTTCGGCGATGGTCTCCATGATGTCGGTGCCGATGGAGAGGTCTTCGTCGCCGGTGTCGGTGAGAGCGGTGAGGCCTTCGAGGGTG